TTTTCTTTGCTTCTTCAATAACATCGGGTGGCAGGATCTCGGCAGATTTCCAATGGAACAGCTTAAACCCTCCGATTTCCTGCTTTGCCATCTCGCAGATGTCATAAAAATGATTCAACCCATCGGGTACTCCAAACAGCCAGCACCATGCCCGGTAATCAGGTCTGTCAGGGTGGACGGTGTCCAGTGCGGGCGATATGTTCAACTCCCAGGCATCCGGTTTGATATTTGCTATTTCATCAATGCCGCCTCCGGTCCAGGGGACACCCTCAAACCTTTCGGGCTTATCAAAGCCGATAAGGTGGATCTCAGATCCATTCGGGAAAAAAATTATCAGGTCCGACTCGGATGGACTTTTAGGAAGAACAGAAGAAAAGGCAAGCTTTTTCAAGTCTTGCCAGAATATTTTTTTGACTTGCTGATAGGTGGGGGCGCCTGCAAAGTACATTTCATTCGGATGTTTCATGGCCTGCTTAACGAGGAAGCGCTTGAACCGCTCGGACTTGCCGGAACGTCTGCCAGCGGGGACAACCGGAAACCTTACCCCGTTGTTTACGGCATTCATCAAGTCAACCTGCACCGGATGCTCAATCAGATCATACCACCGGTCCCAATGGGGTTTTAGTCTCAGCGCCGCCGTCATCCTGGTAACCTATCAGCCATTTTGGATAGTGTTTCTGCCAATGATTCAACAAACTCTCCGCCCTGCTCGACCTTCCTCCGCCATTGCTCGGGCTTGCGATTGTTCAGCCAGGCCAATTGTGCTGTCACGTCCGGTACAACCATTTTTCTTGTTTTTTCAATCCGCGTTGTCTTGATCTCTCCGTCTTTGTCTTTCTTGGCAATCGTCTTAATTTCTTCATACTCATAACCCAGGGCACGTTTTAAAAGGCTATCCTCAACAAGGCTGTCTATAAAATCCTTCGGTTCTTTTAAGGAATCTAAAAACTCGGGGTATTTCTTTTTCCAGTTGTGAATTGTGGCGACTGAAACACCAAGCTCTTTCGACATCTGTTCATCTGTCAATCCTGACCTACACATCCACTTGGCAAGCTGCGGCGTTACTTTGGGGTCGTATTTCTTCGGCCTGCCGCCCTTGTTTTTGGGCTTTGCCTTTTCCATGGTATTTGATTTTTGCACATGTTTTTTTGCTTTGTCAAGGGGTATTGACCCAAACGCATAGGAACGCCTGTCAATGATTATTTTTTCATTTTTTTTATTTTTTTTGACTTTTTCCCTTGACATCTTGCTAATCAAGATATATATTGTAATCAAATAGGTACAAATCCAGCAACCACAAAGGGAGGGGAGAGAAAATGGAAAGAAGAGAGGAGCAAAAAACCAAGCCTATGCTCATTAGGCAAGTCCCGCCGGACCTCAAGCGTAAATTCAAAGTCAAGTGCGCCGAAAATGGGATCTCGCTTCAGGCGGCGGTCATCGAGTTAATGCGCCAGTGGGTGGAGGAGGTGGAAAAATGAAGACCTCATTGAAAGAGAAAATTGATAGCGTCCTGAGGGACAAGGCCAAGGTGCGCGCGGACTTTGAGGTGGAGTCAAGCGGGAGCACACAGGCGGAGTTGCGCCTGGTCGCAGAATGGACGATCAGGTACCCGGTGGACAGCATCCGGGCCCCGAAGCGTTTGGACGGGGGGGCCCCGTGGGCTGGCTCGCCATGGCAACAATACGCGGAAATCAACGGGGAGATCAGCGAGGTTGCTAACCTCGCCTCGTCCAGGAAGGAAAGGGCGCTCCCGATCAGTGCTCGGACCAAGTCCGGGCCCGCAAAGCGCGATGAGGCGCAGGCGCTTTTTGAGGCCGAGTGCGCCAAGGAGTTTTTGGCGGCCCACAGGCGAGCGACAGGCAAAAAGCGCCTCGCGGAGGTCCGCGCGGCCGTAGGAGCTCTTCAGAAAAGGCAGGAAGAGATACTGAAGGACATGCGGGCCGAGAATTCCCGGTATCTTTCGGAACGCAAGGCCGCCAAGGCGGCGGAGCGTGAGGCGGACGCTCTGGCGCTGAAAGAGGGACGTTTTTGGGATGCCAGCCTGGAATCCCTTAGGGGATACTTTAACCCGCCGTTCGCCAAGAACCACCTGGCGGACGTCTCGGAAAGATGGCGCGCCGCCTTATACCTGGAGTGCGAATCCGCCGGCTGGAAGGACGCCTATGGAACCTGGCGACATAAGCTTGTCGGAACAGGGCGCGCGTACCTGTGCGGAATTGACGACAACGGGGACGAGTGGGGGCATGAGCTCCATATCGACCTTGGGGTCGATGAGCACGGCAACATCGGCCTGGATGCCGACGTAGAGGACGCCATGGCGGAATTGTTCCAGGTTCCCTCAAGCTGGCTGCGCGATTGCGAACGGCAGGGAGACCTGCTGTTTTGCAGGCGCACCATCCCGGCAACGGAGCGCGCCATGTGCCCCTACTGCGGGAGCAGCGAATTGAGGCCCGAAAGGGATAGTTATGAAAAGATAGACGTCGCGAAAATAGAAACCGGCGGTGATGTATGGTGCGGGTACTGCGGGGTCGTAAGGGCGAAGAAAATCGCTCCCCCGGAGCTTGCCCCCCATGATGGTCCCTGGGAAGTCCGCGAATCACATCGCATAGAGGCCGATGGCCTGGAGCGTAACGGGCGATGGTTCCGAGCTCCGAATCCGATTAAGGTATCCCATACAAGCCACCAGCCCTTGATACTGCAACCTGGGGAGTATCGCCTCTACGAGCTCCAGGTTGAGGACGCGGATTAACATCCACCTGTGCCCCGGCTCCGTGGGCTAAAACGGGCAACGTAGGAATCGTCTTTTAAGGCGGGGAGGTCAGGCCGATCATCCCCTTTTCAAAAAACGCCCTCAGAGGCCGCTGGGGGCGTTTTGTAAGCCCTGGCCGGCCTGTTTCTTTCTCGCCTTCGCCAGCCGCTCCCGCAATTCCTGCCGCTGCTCTTCGGTCAAAACCCGTTTCGGCCTGTCCAGGTTGCGCCCGAAGCGATACGCCCAAAGGGGGCAATCCTGCAAATGGCAAGCCTTTACCTCGTTGGAGCTTCCCGCGCAGCACTCCAAGCATTTCAACCGAATCGCCTTCAATGGGCTAACCCGTTTCACCTCTTTTTCGCTCATGCTTTTCTCCCTTTAATTTTCTGTGCATTTTAAAAATAAAATATCGGGTGGCTACGTCCCTATGCTCCTCGCAGAGAAAATCTGTCCGTCACAAAGCTGGATGGGCTGAAGCGCGAAATTTTCAATTCTCGGCTTGCCCCCGGAAGCCGCCGGCCTCAAGGTCGGGAGTAGCCATGACGCCAGGCCAGGCAAATGGAATCGACAGCCTCGACGTGGATGATTGTCCTTGGGTTTTCGCCATAGCGCTTAAACGCGCTCAGACGCACTACAGCGGCATCGTCTTGCCAGAGGATACCGTTGCACACATCGAGGACCATTTTGGCGAAATTGTCAACGTCCGGCTTGGAGACGGGCAGATCATTGAGCATGCTCGCCTTTAGCACGCCCGCGTTTCGGCCTGTGCCGTAGTGGGACTTCGGTCGTGGCAGGATGAATTCGAGCTCGACGGAGATGGGCCCGCTCATCGGCCGGCAGCCGGCGGCTTGGATGAAAAGCAGCATCCGGCCTTCGTCTGTATGCTGGTCGCTGTAGGTGCGAACGCCTTTGCCGATGCGGGCGAAGCGCGGGCGCTTCTTGGCGATGGGCTTTCCGGGGATAGTGATTTCAATCACGCTTTTACGCTCTCTTTCTGCGGCGGGTTGGTGAATAGCGTAAGCTTAGGCTCCCAGTGAAGATCAAGCCGGCGCGTCGGCCCGCCACGATGCTTGGCCAGGTTCCAGTTGGCATGGTGTACGTTTGCCGGGTCTGGGTTGTAGTAGTGCTTGCGGTGGCCCAGGAGCACGATATCGGCATCCTCTTCCAGGCTCCCGGTAGACTTGAGGTGTGACAGCATCGGCGGCTCCGGCTCGCCCATACGGTTTATCTGGGCCAGCAGCACAACGGGGATGCGGATTTCTTTCTTCAACACGGCAAGCTGGTTAACGACATCGCTGCGGCGCTCGTACTCGCTTTTGCCCAGGCCGCCCGTGATTTTGGATAGTTGGTCGATGAAAATAATCTCGGCCCCGCCCGATGCCATCTTGCGGCAGCGCCGGCGGACCTCATGGATGCTCAGCCCGCCGGTGTCGTCGATGAGGATCGGGAACGAGCTTATCCTGCTGCCGGCGTTGGTAATGTCAATCCAAGCCTGCTCTGACAGCTTCGACGCCAGCCTCACGGTGTTTATCCCGCTTTCCATCGCTACCAGGCGGTCTATGAGCTCGTCGGCGTCCATCTCCAGCGACAGTATCCCGACCCGATGATTGTTTTTGCCCATGTGCCGCGCCATGGAAAGCATCATGGCCGTTTTGCCGATGCCTGGCCTTGCAGCGATGATAACGAGTTTTGACCCGCGCAGGCCGCCGCCGGGCAAAAGCGAATCGAGCTCCAGGAGACCGGTCTTGATAGCCGTGT